GGCCCAGCCACAATCCTCAAAAGCCTTTTCGATGGCGGCTTTCTGTTCGCGGGTCTCAAGGCCGGACACTTCAACTTCAATCCATGTATCCATCAGCGTTTCTTCTTTCTGTGTACTCAGCCCTGGCGGGGGCCTGTACCTGGATTATACGGGAGGACGGTGGGGAATGCAAGGACAGAGTAACAAACGAAAGGAGGGAAACGGGATGGACACCGTAAGAGAAAATGACCTGCAAGCCGCTGAATACTTCAAACGGCTTGCAGGTCGAAAGGAACGGCGGTGGTGCAGGGTAAGGAACGCCTTGCTGATTTGGTCGTTTGTCGCAAGCGCTATTTCAATAGTGCTATCACTGATACGATTAGCGCGATAGTGGCTATACAAGCAGCATAAATCGCAACGCCAATTTCGATGCGGCGGAAATGTAAATCCTGCTTACGGCGTTTGCGATCCTCTGCATTCTGCAAATGTTTTTCCAAATGTTCTTCAGCTGCATTCATACAGATTCCTCCTTTCTGTCAGTTTCGGCGGCGTTGGCCCGCCGCCGGGACCAGTCTAGCAGAAGGAGGCGGAAAAAGGAAGAAGGGAGGGAAACGGAATGGACGAAAAAAAGAGTGCCGCCCCAGCGCCGGAGGCGCAGGAGCGGCAG